CCTTACAGAGTAAACATGGATAACGTAGAAGGTTCATTCGGACACAAGTTAATGGAAATTAACACTGTGCACGGAAGTATGTTCTTAGTTAAACAACCACTCTTCAGAGGAATGGCAAGCGGAATGATGCTTATGGCTGACATGAGTCAGTTAGCATACAGACCGTTAGTAGGTAATGGTTTAAATCGTGATACTCAAATCATGACAAATGTACAAAGTGCAGATGAAGACTTGAGAAAAGACATGATTCTTACAGAAGCAGGTCTTGAAATCACATTACCAGAATCTCACGCTCTATATAACGTGGAGGGATTGTAAGATGAAAACAGGTTACTTAAATAGAAATAGTGGTAATGGTGGAATGTTAATTCCAGTTGAATTTGTAAATGGAGCTAAAACACTAGAAGCAGTAAAAGATAGCGGTAAAGTTTTTACCCTAGATGCAGCTGGCGGTGCTTACAGCATTACTTTACCAACTGCTTTAGAAGTTGGTATTAACTACAAGTTAATCATTGATGAAAACACGCCAACTGGAGCAATTACGATTGCTGCTGGTTCTGCAATTTTATTTGGTAAAATAGCAGAGTCTGAAGTTGATACAAGTGACGACAACCCAGGTTCTTCTGGTGCTACAGGAGTTTCAAATTTAATTTTTGGAACATCTGCAGAACAAGGAGACTATGTTGAAATCGTTTGTGACGGAGCTAAATGGTATTTCTACGGAAATGCTGCTAAAGACGGAGCAGTTACAACATCATAAATAGTTATTAGGTACTATGGAGTGGGTTTATTCCCACTCCGAAACCTATAAAGAATTTTAAAACTAATAGGAGAAAGAAATGGCTAATTATAATACAATAACAAAAGTTATTATTAATGATATAAGCTCAGATGCAAGCAGTGTAACAGGCTCTTTAGCTAAAGAGATAAATGATTACATACAAACTTTAGATAGTACTAATAATGCTATTGTTGACATTCAATCAGTAAAATTGGATAGAAGTAGAGTTGCATATATTATAGTATCAACTGGATAATAAATGAATTGTCAACATTGTAACGAACCTAATCCTGATGGGATGTTTAACTGTACCTCTTGTGGTCAAAGAGCTTCAGCACCCAAATGGAATACTAACTTTGTTGTTAGGGAAAATAATCCTTATGCAACTGCTATTAGAAAAGACCAGATGGAAATAAAAACACTGTCTCACGAAGAAGGAATGAAAAAGCTCAAAGAAGGAGCAGATAAAACTTCTGCAAAGGGACCAGCAACGAGGATAATGTAATGTACGGTAAAAAGAAAAAAACCAAAACAAAAAAGAAAAATAAAAAGAAAAAGTCTAAAAGATATTAATGGCTAAGAACTTAAAAGGCGTAAGCTTAAACAATTTAACTGCTGTTCAAAAAAGACAAATGAGCAAGCATAAAGTTCATCATTCAAAAGCACATTTAAAAAAAATGGCGGCTGCAATGAGAAAAGGTAAGTCCTTTAAACAGTCTCACAACATTGCTATGAAAGCAGTAGGTAAATAGTGAGAGGATTAGGACAACAAACTAGAAGAAGTAATGGAAAGAAAAAGACTAGACAAGGTATGAGTAAGAATACTAAGATGGGCAATAAGATGAGTACAAAGAATTATATAAAACCATATAGAGGACAAGGTAGATAATGGCTGATTTTAAAACAAGAATAGATGATTTGACAGGCTTTGCAAGCACTGACGATACAGCATTAAGTGACTGGTTGTCAGCTGGTGCACGTACTGTATTAAATATATTGCCTATTGATAAACTAGCTAGAGTAGCAGGTAAAGATGATTTTACTTCTTCTTTTGATGTTGAAGGTAGAAAAATTATATCCGTACTAAGAAAAGATGAAAATAACAGCGGTAAACGTATGCCTTGTAGAATGTTACCTCCTTCAATGATGGGAAGAGTTGATGATTCAAGTTACATGGAAGCTGCATCTTCAAGCGACCCTGCATATATTATATTTAATAATGAGCTTAACACATTTCCTGCATCTGACAGTTCGAGCGATAGTAGACTTATAGCTATAGATACTAGCATAACAGTAGCTCATACCGAGTCTGTTATAAGCAATTTTCCAGACGAAGCAGAAGAGGCAGTAGTGTTATATGCAGCAAGAAATGCATTACAAAGACTTTTAAATAATATACATTCTTCTTTATCAAATTTAAATATAGTAGCAGTATCTCCATCTTCTCCGGCTTTAGGAACTATATCTTATACGGACGCAACAAATGCAGATGCTAGCGTTACTGATGTAGCAAATATTTTAGTAGATTCTATTGAAGAGGTAGACCCTACAGGAAGCGTTCCTACTTTTACTGCACCTGATTTAAATGTAGATGTTTCAACATTTTCTACTTTTCTAGAAGTAGAAGAAGATACAGAATTAGCTCAAATACAACTTGGAAGACTTAATAACGAAGTTACACAGTATCAAGCAAATATACAAAAAGAAGTAGCGGTGTTTAACAAAGAAAATGTTAGATATCAAGCAGAGCTTCAAGATGAGTTAGCAAAACATAATTCTAACTTACAAAGAGCAATTACTTCTGCTCAAATAGCTTCTCAAAAAGCTCAATCAGACTCACAGCAAGCTACATCAACCGACATAGCTAATAAAGCAGCAGACCAAGCTTTATCTTTACAGAATGCAGTTCAGAACATGCAAGCTCAGGTACAAGATAATACTGCATTAATAACTAAATATTCTGCAGACCTTCAAGAGTATCAAGCGGAGGTTCAAAAAGAAGTACAAGAATATACACAAAATTTACAAAAAGATGGCGTTAAATATGGATGGTATTCTCAACAATATCAAATGATTGACGCTCAATATAAAGAACAAATACAATTACTACAAGGAGGTAAGTAATGGCAGCAAATAAAACAACGGTAAATATTTCTGCATCAGTTTTACCTGATGACATGAAAGCATCTGTTAGTGGTTCAATAGTATATAATTTAAACGATGGTGCGGGAGATAACTGTAAGTGGATTTCTTATGCTCAAGATATAGATGCTAGTAGCGAAGCGTTATTAGTAGCAGATATAGGTTATCTACAAGGTACCGCAGGAGATACAACGCCTACAAGAACACATGCTAATGATAATGTTGAATTTATAATAATAAAACATTCTGGATTTAGAGCAGACGGAACAACGGCTACAACGGAAAAACTATTTTTTAATTTTACTCATGGAGTAGCAGCAGATAATGCAACAGGAAATCTATGTTTAGACGCAGGTGAGGCTTGGTGTGGAAAATTCAATACAGCGGAAGATACAGCTAATTTTACAGCAATAGCAGCAGCTAATGATATTAAAGTGCTAATATATGCAGTACTAGATGACGTGGCATAGGAGATAATATGGCAGCAATAGAATTTAACGCTAAAGAAATATATAGCAGAGTATTACAGGCAGTACCTGGAGTATCAGAAAACTATGTAATAAATTTAATTAATGAAGCATTAATTGATATGGGTAGATATCCAAATCAAATAGAGAATGCTAAAACAGATTTAAAACATAATCAATTATGGTATGCTTTAGATGACGGTGAAGACATAACAGTTAACAAAGTTTTTAGATGCACTATCTTAAATTCAAGTGGAGAGTATATAGATATACCAAGGTTAAGCCAAGGTAGAATAAAACAATTTTACAATGAAAGCAGTACGTCTTCTAATACTGCTTGGACGGAGATATAATGGCAGCTGTAAGTAGTTCATACAAAGACCCTAATAATAGTTTTGTTTGGTGGATAGAAGGCGACAGAATAGCTATAGCTACATCCGAAGGAAATGGAAGCACTAGTGAAACTAATCAAGGTAAATTTAAACCTGTACAAATAGGCTCTGGTAACACTATTACTGCGGGATTAGTAATATCTTACTATGCAGAGCCAGCTAAAGTAACATCTATACAAGGAACAGGAAGTACTATAGATATAGACAATTCTTTACAACCAGGTTTAATTGATTATGTAAAAGCAAAAGCTTTAATGGATGCAGCGGCTTCTGCAACAGAACCTACTTTAGCACAAATTAAAATGGCTTCTGCACAACAATGCATGGCTAACTATAAAGAATGTGTTAGAAGGTATGGAATGAAGAAGACAGATAAGGTTGGAGGGACTAGACAAGTAGTTCCTTCTGATTTACGATAATGTATAGAGGCCCTAATGGAGTTGGAAAAGGAGATAAACCTAGAGCTATAGGTATATCTCAAAAAGAATTTGCAAAACGTTGGGATGCAATATTTAACAAAAAAAAGAAAGAAGGAAAACAAAGTGGCAGAACTGAGTAAAGACAGTAAATTTACATTTAGTATAGAAACTCTAATTACATTAGGAACAACATTAGTTATGATTGTTACGATGTGGTTTACTTTACAAGCGGATATACAAGAAGCAAAAGAATTACCTGAACCTCCAATAGGCAGAACTGAGTACGACTTAAAGGACCAGATGATTAGAAACACAATCATTGAAACTGAAAAAGATGTACAGGAAATTAAAGAAGAACAAAAAGAGATGCGTACAGATGTTAAAAACATCGAGCGTATGTTGATGCAAAAGTGAGGTATAGAGATGAATTGGTTATATGGTTTTACATATTTGGTTGGTATTTGTTTATCATTATCGCCCTTATATGGTCAAAGTAGTTTAAAAGACTTACAACAGATTCAATTATTGAGTCAAGATGAATGTATAATAGTTCAAGTAAATGCAGACTGGAACTTTAAAGCTTCATTAGATTTAAATGGTTTAAATAATTGCGTATGGTTTAATGCGAGTATAGATAATAAAGAATACGGTGCAATTATTACAGATGAATGGAAGATAGTATCTGTTCCAACTATTATTATGTTTGAATATGGTAAAGAAGTAAAAAGGTTTGAAGCTGGATTAAGTTTCAATTTAGACAAAGATAAAATCATCAAGGAAATCAAAGATGAAATTGATGAAATACAACTAAGGAAGTTTCAATGATATATTTAGCAAGATGGTTTAAACAGATACTAGGTAGCCTAATATTGATTAGTACTTTAGCAGCACAAGACTTTTTTAAGTTTAGCACTATATATGGTGCATATAGCTTTAGTAGTCCTGTAACTAAAGAACTACAATATCAAGTGTCTGGTGGGCAATTACAAGAGTTACAAGAAGAACTAGATGACCATAGTATTATGACTTTTGGTATTAGAAAATTAGCAAGGTTTGGTTATGAAAATAAACCGGAAGTGTGGTATACTGGAGATGAAGCACCTATTAATGAAAGTGTTGCTATTGGTAACGTACCTACTGGTTGGGAATATGTAATACAATATTCTGACCACAAAGAGTTTGAAGAAGAGTTTGTAAACGAACAATATATGTTACGTTATATGGGAAAGAGTTTTTTGGTAAAAGCCAACTACGATTCAAGGGGCTTAGAAGACGTAGAGTTCGCAGCCTTAGATATGCGTTACAAAAAAAATATAGGTAACTTAGCGTTATCACTAGGTGTAGCTGGTAGAATGCACCCTGCGTACCTAGACTTTAGACCTATTGATTTATGGTGGGCTGAACAAGGTATTGACACAGATGAATTTACACCCTTTTGGGATTTTGCTTATTTCTATGGCTATACAGATGAGTTTGTAGAACAATTTACACAATATGGATATAGCTACTTTGATTTTAAGTGGTATAATGCAGAAGGTGAACTTGTAGCAAACACAGATGACCAATTCTATAAACAAGTATACGGAGAGCTGGTTAAGCAATACAATGAAGAATATGCAAAAGACTTAGGGTATCAAAACGAACTAAGTTTATCGGTAGGTGCAGACTATTATAAGTATACACCAAAGAACTGGTTGCATATGTGGGTAACAACTTATCCAGTAACTAAAGGTATGTCTGACTATTCATTTAATTATGACGTAGTAGACAATGGTATGGACTATGACTTAGGTCTAGTTTATGGTTGGAAGCTAACTAAAAAGTTTGGAGTATTTTTAGAAGGTAGATTTTTGTCAATGTATGATGTTCAATCTTATGAATCTAAGGTTGGACTGAACTGGTTGATATACTAATGGCTAAGAAAAAAACAAAGAAAAAAAAGAAAGGCTTGTATGCAAACATACACGCTAAACGTAGAAGAATTAAAGCTGGTTCAAAAGAAAAAATGAGAAGACCTGGAAGCAAAGGTGCTCCTACAAACGCTAATTTTAAAAGAGCTAAGAAGACAGCTAAAAAAAGAAAGAAAAAGAAATAGTGGCTAGAAAAGCAAAAAAATCTATACGCAAGACTACTAAAGGTAAGAATGCTAATTATAGAAAAACTAAGTCTGGAGCAGGAATGACTGCTAAGGGAGTTAGAGCTTATAGGAAAGCAAACCCTGGAAGTAAATTAAAGACTGCTGTTACTGGTAAAGTTAAAAAGGGTAGCAAAGCAGCTAAAAGAAGAAAGTCTTATTGTGCAAGGTCTTTAGGACAACTAAAACGAAGCTCTGCTAAAACTAGAAACAATCCTAATTCTAGAATAAGGCAGGCGAGAAGGAGATGGAAATGCAGATAATATGTGATTGCGGGTGTGGAATATGCCTAAGTTAAATGTAGTAGCAAGTATTATTGACAAAGTAGCTGGTCATGTGGACAAGTTTACTTTAGATAAAGAAGAGAAAGCAAACTTAATCATGGAGATTAATAAGGCTCAAATAGAAGTTAATAAGATAGAAGCAGGTTCTTCTAGTTTATTTAAAAGTGGGTGGAGACCTTTCGTAGGATGGGTTTGTGCTTTTGCATTGTGTTATCACTTTGTATTACAACCTATGATGGCTTTTGGATTAACTGCAGCGGGATACAATATTGTATTACCTGAATTTGATATGACTACTTTGACTACGGTATTAATGGGACTTTTAGGTCTTGGAGGAATGCGTAGTTTTGAAAAAGTCAAAAGGTCTGCATAATGCCAAGAAAATCTTTACAGCTCAATGACTTTAGTAAGGGGCTTAACACTAAGTCCTCTCCTAGGGATATTTTACCTAACCAGGTATCAAAAGCAAATAATGTAAACTTACATAATCCGGGTTTAATATTATCTTCTTCTGTCTCAAGTGCTAAATCATCAGCCAATGTACCTGACACACAAACAGTTGCGGGGTATGGTGCATTTATGTTTAACAGTCAATACAATACAGACAACAGTGGAACCTTGGGAACTGCAGTTCAAGTATTCGCATTCCCAGAAAATAATGGCTCAGGAACAAGTACAAAGATTTTAACATACGCCAGAGAATTTGGTAATACTAGCACTCTTACTTTAACAGAAGATTCTAACGATGCTATTATTGACATGCAAACTGAAAACGGAGTATTACCAGTATACTATTACGTTGATGGTACTTTATTTGTATCAGATGAAAGCGTAGTAGATGAAGTTCCAGATTCACATGAAGAGCCAAGGCGTTTAGTATATGTAAATGAAACAGATAGATTTGGAACTGATATTAGTGGTTGGTTAGACACTACTATGCAAGTAGAAAAATTATCTACTAAATTTGAGGCTATAACGAAAGGAACTAGTTTTACTGACCCGGGAGCTGGAGAGTTTAGTATAAAATTACAGACAGACCCAACTTTAGATTCTCAATCATTTTTTAAAATTATTAAAAATACTGAAAGCACCAACTTCCTAGTAGTTACTGCAAATCCTAATGAAACAAACCCAGACCCTACTGCTGATATAAAATTAACAGATACATTAATTCATTTAAAACTAACAACTGCAGAAGATATGTCTTCTGTTTCTTTAAACTACGGTGATGATAGTGGTATAACAACTGGAGGAATAGCAAACCTTAAAGGAGAAATTATACATATTAACGGTG